TTACGGGGTAATGCCAACCGCTGCCGCCACTTTGTCGCCACTTGGCAGCGTTGCCAGAGGATTGAAACGGAGCGCCGTTTCCAGATGATCCGGTGCCAGATGTGCGTAACGCATAGTCATTTTTATATCGTGGTGTCCGAGAATTTTTTGTAAGGCCAGAATGTTTCCACCCGACATCATGAAGTGCGCCGCAAACGTATGGCGCAGAACGTGTGTGAGTTGACCGCGAGGGAGCACGATAGACGTTTTTTCCATCACGGATAAAAATTGAAAATAGCAGTCTGTGAAGAAATTGAACCCATCAAGCGCCATGATCTCTTCGTAAAGCTCTTTACTGATAGGGATGCTTCTGTTTTTCTTCCCCTTCGTTCTTACAAAGGTAATTCGGTATTTGGTCACCTGTGAGCGGGTAAGATTTACGGCTTCTCGCCAGCGTGCGCCTGTGCTTAAGCATATCTTAACTACCAGTGCCAGAATTGGCTCCTGACGTTTGCAATCAGCCAGTAATTCAACAATCTGCTCATGGGTAAGCCATGCCATCTCTTTTTCTGCGATGGTGAATTTTCGCATGTTCTCCAGTGGGTTCGGATACGACCATTCGCCCAGGCGGGATAGTTCGCTAAAAACACTACTTAGATAGCTTTGCTCCAGGTTAATGGTGACCGGGCTTGCTCCTTTCTTCCATTTCTCGCTGAAGTAGATCTCACCTGTCAGGCGTTTATCTCGATAGTGGGCAAACATTTTAGAGGTTAGATCAGTTGCAAGGGGATTGCCCAGAGCGTCAACCATCAGCAGCAATTTGTCATAGACATGCTGCCCAGCAGTCAGAGATTTACCATGTAGTTTGAACCATAGCTCAACCACGTCTTTCAGTGTTCGACGATCCACTGATTCACCCAGCCAGGGCTTTGCTTCGGTTTCTTCCATCGTGTGACGCTCAAAAGCCAGTGCTTCGCCTTTGGTGGCGAATTGTTTACGCACACGACGCCCACTACGTCCGGCGGGGTAACATTCGCAAAGCCATTTTCCTGTGGTGAGTTTTCGTACAGCCATAAAAAATGCCCTCCAGTGGAGAGCATTTTTACTGTATATATAACCAGTGTCAATGTATGAATTTGTATAGCCATACATATCACTGAAGTAAAAAAACTTTTAAAGCATCTTTCACAATATTTGTTGGTTCACCAATACCGCCACTACCTTTTAAAAAATGGTATTCACTCATTTCTGCCCATTGTCTTTTTATATTTTCCTCAGTAGGTAAAAGAGATGAGTTTTCAGATAAGTATTTGTAAACTATTCCAAATATAGCATATTCATAATTATCTACATTATATTCACTTGTTTGATATGAAAATTTAGACAAACCAAACAATTTCATGATTGATTGAGCATCAACTTTATCTTCAAGAAAGTTGAGAGCTAACTCTCGGTTAAAAGTGTAGATTATTATCGCTAGAGTCCTGTAATAACAATATCCATAAATATATTTGTTGCTAATTTTGTCGCCTGATAGTAGTTGGTATATTTCAACATATCTAGCAAGTGTTTCAACCTCACGTAATGATAATTTTCTACTTTCAATGAACTGTAAGAAAATATCTTCGCTGGCTTCTACTGCAGCGGTCAGCCTTTCAGATTGCTCACATAGCATCATCCAATGATTTTTGGAAGTTAAAGTGTCATTATAATTATCTTCCTTAAAGGTAACAGGAAGGCTGTATGTAAATTTTATAAATTTGTCAAGATAACGGTTGGAGTCTACAGAAGAGCCATAGATATGATTTATGGATGCTTTTAGTTGAGTTGTGTTTGCAATTAATAAAAAGTTAATGTTTTTTATATCAAAAACATGTTTTATATTTTCAATAATAGAAATGGCAAAACTAGGCTTACATCTGTCTAACTCATCTATAATTATTGTTAGTTTACTTTCTCCAGCTAATTTGGTTAGTACTTCTTTTAGAGCAAGAACGTTCTTTTGTGCCTCGATATGATCTTCTAACAGAGCCTCGATGGTTCCATCGATAGCTGAATTTGCAGCGTCTTTGATAACCTCTTCAAATTCCTCATTAATTTCATCCGCATTTTGTTTTAATACCCAACCAGCACCAGCTTTGAGTACAGTCTTAAGTCCGAATCTGAGGGCTGGCAATGCCTTAGATATTAATTCCTTTTTTTCATCGCTATTATATAGAGCTGCAATTGCGGCCATTATTGTAAGTATGGGAGCATCGTTGTGATCTTCAGTAAAAGCATCTATATAAACTACTTTATGATTGGTCGAGTTTATTTCAATTAAGGATGCTAACTTTTTTGAAAACTCTGTTTTTCCAGTCCCCCAGTCCCCATCTATGACCATAGGTGAAACAGGAATATTAGACTCTAGCAAACTTATTATTTTTTCTGCAATGGCTTTTCTTTTATATTCATCACGTATATCGAAAGTTATATCTGTGCTCATTCATATTTCCTTATTATTTGATGCATGTTTTTTTGGATTTACTGATGGTTCCATCATTGCAAACAAATTTTCCATCAGAGGTACAGTGAGAGACACCTCCCTTTTTCCCAGAACAAGGATAATTTTTAGCATAGGTAGTTAGTGGGTTTAATAACAAAGAGCATGATAAAACCACAAAAAAAAACTTACCAAGCATAGTTTCCTCCAGGTATTATCTAACATACTTAACTGTTAAGCTTATAATTTTTCCAATTATTTCAACATCTTCTATCTTGCACTCGAAGGCTCTGTTTCCACCTTCAACGAAAATTCTTCCACCGGGTAAACGAGTGATGTCGCGGATTGTTATTTCGCCATCAATACTTATTACCCATTTACCATCACGTATATCATCAAATTCTTTATCACAAATAAATTCAGAATTGTTATCTGTGATGACAAAAGGTTTTTTAAACGTAGAGGGTAGAAATCCCTTATCAAAAATATAAAAACCGTCTTCCTGCAATGCTCCATCAGACAATAAATATTTTACTACTTCTATAGTATTTGTATTTGCTGATGCTTGCTTTGAACCATGCCCTGTTGTTAGCCAATTAAGCGAGGTACCCGTTTCAAGGGCGCACTGGATTACCCAATCTGCCGGAAAAATATCACGCATATAACGCGTTGCCATGGTGCTCTTAGAAACACCTAAATGATCACAGAGAGCCTGACGGGTACCGAACCCGTATGCTTCAACCAAACGTTCTATGGCTTTCTTACCGCCGCTATTGAAATCCACAAATCCTCCAAAGAAATCCAAAATTCGTTGACAGATTCCAAAAGCGATCTTAAAGTTGAACCAGAAGTCTTCTTTTGGAGCCTTCACTACTAATCACGACAAACAACGGCTCGCCACAAGCCATATCTAGAAGGAATGTTGCCTTATGACACCTAACATTTCAATTACTCTGAATACACCACATGTCACAATCGAACGTTATAGCGAACTGACTGGCCTTTCTATTGATACGATTAACGACATGTTGGCTGATGGCCGACTACCTCGTCATCGTCTTCGTAAAGACAAAAAACGTGAAAAGGTAATGATTAACCTGGCTGCTCTGACTGTTGATGCTTTGTCTGCTTAATAGACGTCTATTTTCGCAATAAGACGCTGAGTTCGATTTTGCGATAAGTTCGGAATTGAAAACCATGTTTGATTACCAAGTTTCCAAACATCCACATTTTGATGAAGCCTGTCGTGCATTCGCACTGCGCCACAACCTGGTGCAGCTGGCAGGACGTGCAGGAATGAATGTGCAGATTCTGCGAAACAAGTTGAACCCTGCTCAACCTCATTTATTAACCGCACCAGAAATTTGGCTGCTTACCGATCTGACTGAAGATTCGACGCTGGTAGATGGCTTTCTGGCTCAGATTCACTGTCTGCCATGTGTACCGATTAATGAGGTAGCAAAAGAGAAACTGCCACATTACGTCATGAGTGCAACCGCAGAGATCGGACGTGTTGCTGCAGGTGCGGTATCTGGCGATGTAAAAACCAGTGCAGGTCGTCGTGATGCTATCAGCAGCATTAACTCTGTAACACGACTGATGGCGCTGGCTGCTGTTTCATTGCAGGCCCGTTTACAGGCTAATCCTGCGATGGCGAGTGCAGTTGATACCGTGACTGGCCTCGGTGCTTCATTCGGTTTGCTGTGAGGTGCTTATGCTGACGAAAGAACCATCATTTGCATCGCTGCTGGTAAAACAAAGTCCGGCAATGCACTACGGTCACGGCTGGATTTATTTACCTTGTGGGAAAAAGTGGCATCCAAGTTTTGAATTACAACCCCGGCAACAGGCTTACCGGGGAAGAAATAAAAAGCGATTCCTACAAAGATTTATGGTTAACGTGGCAAACAACCTGCGAACCAAGCGAAAAGTTTTTCTTGGAAGCTGAGGTTTACATCGTCAACCCGACCACAGGCAATAGCAGCTCTTTTGTAGGCAGGGTTTAACAAAGATCCGAATGTTGTGGAGTCAGAGTGATGCAAAGCTTTCAATTTTTGTGCAATGAACTGTGGAGACAATTCATCCTCGGCGTAAAGCAACTCACCATATTGTCGGCTTTGTACGCTTGCTCGTTCCGCAATAATAGCTGGTTGCCATACAAGTTGGATTGTTGCGATTACAACAACAGGAAAAGCGAACAACCATTCCAGACCTGTATTAGCAAATACAGCTGTTCCGCTTATAAGTTGGATTGCTGTCATTAATTTATCAGCTCGACCATGGAACGTTGCTGTCATTAGTTCAAGGTAATAACAGTAGTGTAATTGGAAGTATTCGGAGCTTTGTTTAGTCATGCCGGATTCCTATTTCTTCTCTTGCCCCGGTTCAGGCTGAGGTGCTGGAGCCGGGCGAGGGAGTACATGAAAGTTGTCTGTTTCTGACATCAGTTTTCTCCTTTGAGGGGTAGATGATTGTTAGCACAAATAGTCTACCACTGAGGCACGCGCCGGGCGTGTAGAAAAATTCCCGGCACAATCATTTGCATCGCTGCTGGTAAAACAAAGCCCGGCAATGCACTACGGTCACGGCTGGATCATGGGTGAGGATGGTAAACGCTGGCATCCATGTTATTCACAAGATGAATTGCTGTCTGAAGTGACCACGAGGAAACGGAGAAAGTCCAAATGTATGCGGCAGAAAGTGAAGTGGTTTATCAGTTTCGTTACAGAGGGGATAGTTATTCAGTACCTGAAGATGATTTGCTCTGTTGTTATCCGTCGTTGTCGGGCGATGGCAGTTACTTTTTCACACTAAAGGATGGGACGTTTTTACGGGGAGAGCAGGTTAAAGAGACGGTACGAAAAAATGTATCTCCCCTTGAGCGTTACCGTAAGAACAAAGAACGATAGTTGCGTTTTGGGGATATGAATTATGGCAATTAATGGCGCTGCGGCGACTGTTCCATTAAGCCCCGGTGAACGCCTGAATGGACTTAATCACATTGCGGAATTAAGAGCGAAAGTTTTTGGCCTGAATATTGAGTCAGAGCTTGAGCGGTTTATTAAAGATATGCGTGATCCACGGGATATCAATAATGAACAAAATAAACGGGCACTGGCTGCCATATTCTTTATGGCAAAAATTCCAGCTGAACGTCATAGCATCAGCATTAATGAGCTGACCACTGACGAAAAGCGGGAGCTGATTAAAGCAATGAATCATTTTCGTGCAGTGGTGAGCTTATTTCCCAGACGGCTAACCATGCCGAATTAACCAACTAATGAAATTCATGGCGTAAACCCGCCAGGCATCCCTTTATCTAAATTCAGGAGAATTGATTATGCGTAATATTGAAACCCTCACGACTAAAACCGGACCGGATGATGCAGGGCTTAATATTTTACTGACAGAGGCTCGTCTGGAAGAACGCCGGGCAAGGGCTGAAGCAATGGCAGCTCGCCTTGATAGCCTGGCGTGTCATATCACATCCCGCCAGCTAAACCACGTCGAAGTGGCAGAACTGCTGCGTGTGACTGCTGAAGCAATCCAGAACGAAGCGCAGGAGATCCACTGATGGCTGATGCAATGGATCTCGTACAGCAGCGCGTTGAAGAAGAACGCCAGCGTCATATCCGTGCTGCCCGCGCCAAAACGCCGGGCGTATCCCGCGTGCTTTGCATTGAGTGCGAAGCACCAATTCCGCCAGCACGACGTCGCGCCATTCCGGGTGTGCAGCTTTGCATTACCTGTCAGGAAATCGCAGAGCTGAAAGGCAAACATTACAACGGAGGTGCTGTATGAGCACCATCCTGAAATGGGCGGGTAATAAAACCGCCATTATGCCGGAACTGAAAAAATACCTTCCTGCTGGCCCGCGACTGGTTGAACCTTTCGCGGGTTCTTGTGCTGTGATGATAGAGACGGATTACCCCAGCTATCTTGTTGCGGATATTAATCCTGATTTAATCAACCTCTATAAAAAGGTTGCTGCTGATTGCGAGGCGTTTATATCTCGTGCCAGAGCTTTATTTGAGGAAGCAAACAGGGAGGTGACTTATTACAACATAAGGCAGGAGTTTAATTACTCCACTGAAATTACTGATTTCATGAAAGCGGTATATTTCCTGTATCTCAATCGTCATGGTTACCGTGGGTTATGTCGCTATAACAAGAGCGGGCATTTCAACATTCCCTACGGGAATTATAAAAATCCGTATTTCCCTGAAAAAGAAATTCGCAAATTTGCAGAAAAAGCCCAGCGAGCAACGTTTATCTGCGCCAGCTTTGATGAAACGCTGGCGATGTTGAAGGCGGGGGATGTGGTGTATTGCGATCCGCCTTATGACGGTACGTTTTCCGGCTATCACACTGATGGCTTCACTGAGGATGACCAGTATCACCTGGCATCCGTTCTTGAACATCGATCATCTGAAGGTCATCCGGTCATTGTTTCTAACAGTGACACATCCCTGATTCGTTCGCTGTATCGCAATTTCACTCACCACTACATCAAGGCAAAACGCAGCATCGGCGTGTCGGCTGGCGAGAGTAAATCTGCAACAGAAATCATTGCTGTTTCCGGGGCGCGCTGCTGGGTGGGATTTGATCCTTCGCGTGGCGTGGATAGTTCTGCTGTGTACGAGGTGCGTGTATGAGTCATGACGATATGAGCAACTCTAGCGGCTTTAACGAGGCCGCTGCAGCATTTTCATGGAACGGCCCGAAAAAGGCCATTAACCCTTATCTGGACCCGGCGGAAGTTGCGCCGGAGTCTGCACTTTCAAACATGATCACTCTGTACGCTGCCGATAACGAGCAGGAACAGCTGCGCCGCGATGCACTGAGTGAGCAGGTCTGGGAGCGTTATTTCTTTAATGAATCCCGTGATCCTGTCCAGCGCGAAATGGAGCAGGATAATCTCATTAGTCGGGCAAAGCTGGCGCATGAGCAGCAGCGTTTTAACCCGGACATGGTCATTCTGGCGGACGTCAGCGCCCAGCCCACCCACATCAGCAAGCCGCTGATGCAACGTATCGAATACTTCAGCAGCCTGGGCAGGCCAAAGGCTTATTCCCGCTATTTGCGTGAGACGATTAAGCCATGTCTGGAGCGACTGGAGTATGTACGCGACAGTCAGCTATCCGCTTCTTTCCGTTTTATGGCAAGCCATCAAGGGCTTGAGGGCCTGCTGATCCTGCCTGAAATGAGTCAGGATCAGGTAAAACGCCTGTCCACCCTGGTAGCAGCGCATATGAGCATGTGTCTTGAGGCCGCTTGTGGTGATTTGTATGCCTCCGATGACGTTAAGCCAGAAGAAATCCGCAAGACATGGGAAAAGGTGGCAGCGGAAACCCTGCGTCTGGATGTTATCCCGCCTGCGTTTGAGAAACTCCGTCGGAAAAGAAACCGCCGCAAACCCGTGCCCTATGAACTCATACCGGGTTCGCTGGCACGTATGCTTTGCGCCGACTGGTGGTATCGAAAATTGTGGAAGATACGTTGCGAATGGCGGGAAGAGCAGTTGCGTGCTGTCTGCCTGGTCAGCAAAAAAGCATCTCCCTATGTCAGCTATGAAGCAGTGACGCATAAACGTGAGCAGCGCCGCAAGTCGCTGGAGTTTTTCCGTTCTCATGAACTGGTGAACGAAGACGGCGACACGCTGGATATGGAAGACGTGGTAAACGCCAGCAGCAGCAACCCGGCGCACCGCCGCAATGAGATGATGGCCTGTGTTAAAGGTCTGGAGCTTATCGCGGAAATGCGTGGTGACTGCGCCGTTTTCTACACCATTACCTGTCCGTCACGTTTCCATTCTACGCTCAATAACGGCAGACCAAACCCAACCTGGACAAATGCGACGGTAAGACAAAGCAGCGATTATCTGGTCGGCATGTTTGCTGCATTTCGTAAGGCTATGCACAAAGCCGGGTTGCGCTGGTATGGCGTGCGGGTGGCTGAGCCGCACCATGACGGTACTGTGCACTGGCATCTCATGTGTTTCATGCGCAAAAAAGACCGCCGCGCCATTACTGCATTGTTGCGTAAGTTTGCCATCCGTGAAGACCGCGAGGAACTGGGCAATAACACGGGTCCACGCTTTAAGTCTGAGCTGATAAACCCGCGCAAAGGAACGCCGACAAGCTACATCGCGAAATACATCAGTAAGAACATTGACGGACGTGGTCTGGCTGGCGAGATCAGCAAGGAAACGGGTAAATCCCTGCGTGATAACGCCGAATACGTTAATGCCTGGGCGTCTCTGCATCGTGTTCAGCAGTTCCGCTTCTTTGGTATTCCGGGGCGTCAGGCGTACCGTGAACTTCGCTTGCTGGCTGGTCAGGCGGCAAGGCAACAGGGTGACAAAAAAGCAGGTGCGCCGGTACTGGATGACCCGCGCCTTGATGCCATCCTGGCTGCCGCTGATGCTGGCTGTTTTGCCACCTACATCATGAAGCAGGGCGGCGTACTGGTTCCCCGCAAATATCACCTTATCAGAACAGCTTATGAAATTAACGAAGAGCCGACCGCTTATGGCGATCACGGTATTCGTATTTATGGCATCTGGTCACCCATTGCAGAGGGCAAGATCTGCACTCATGCAGTGAAGTGGAAAATGGTTCGTAAAGCCGTTGACGTTCAGGAGGCGGTAGCCGACCAGGGCGCTTGCGCCCCTTGGACTCGTGGCAATAACTGTCCCCTTGCTGAAAATTTGAACCAACAGGAGAAAAACAAATCAGCTGATGGAGATACCAGAACGGATATCACCCGCATGGATGACAAAGAGTTGCACGAATACCTGCACAGTCTGAGCAAAAAAGAGCGCCGGGAACTGGTAGCAAGGTTACGCCTGGTTAAACCGAAACGTCGTAAAGACTACAAACAGCGAATTACAGACCATCAGCGACTGCAGCTCGTGTATGAACTGAAGTCCAGGGGATTTGATGGCAGCGAGAAAGAGGTCGATTTACTGCTTCGCGGCGGCAGTATTCCGTCAGGAGCAGGCCTGCGTATCTTCTATCGGAACCAGCGTTTGCAGGAAGATGATAAGTGGCGAAACCTGTATTAATTACGCGGGTTAACAATTCGTGCTCTTAATAATACCAGGCATATCAGGCTGATGAGCGTAAAAAAACGTTTTACATCAGTAAGATTATTATATACTGTAAATATAAACAGTGGTTATGTATACAGTATTGCTTTGGTGTCATAGGAGGAAAGATGCAGGACTATTTTTTGGAGTCTTTGAAGCTCCAGCGCATTGATTTTTTTCTTAAGCTTGTAGCGGCTAGTGAGTGTAGTGATGAAGAGAAGGGGCTGGCTCTGCAGTGGGTTTCTGAACTGACAGATGAACTCATGGCAAAAATCAGAAGCCACGAATACAACCGCTCAATGGATGTCATCAGCTGAGGTGACTTTTATGCGCATTGAAATAATGATCGATAAAGAGCAGAAGATTAGCCAGTCTACCCTGGACGCCCTTGAATCCGAGCTTTACCGCAATCTGCGCCCCCTGTATCCCAAAACGGTAATCCGTATCCGTAAAGGTAGCTCTAACGGTGTGGAACTGACCGGACTGCAACTGGACGAAGAAAGAAAACAAGTGATGAAAATTTTGCAGAAGGTGTGGGAAGACGACAGCTGGCTGCATTGATTTTGTCAATAGACGCTTGTTTTTACTAATCAAAAAGGGTTACATATGAGTGAGAGGCGATGTCAATCAGATATCGCCTTGTTTTTTGTCAAGAAAAGAATAATAGGCTAAAAATGAAAATTAATAATGTAGCGTTACCAATATCTCTTGCTGTAATCCTAACTGGTTGCGTGCCACATGCTTCTAACCGAAATATCACTGCTATTGAAGTGGTGAAGCCAGCTATTGGGCAAAGTGCTACCGCCTACATGGGCGATCCCATTATCACATCTGCTACTGGATTTAAAACGGACGTACTAGAACTTGGTGCGGCTAATGGTGCATTGTCTTCTATCGCTGCTGGTACATATTGCAGTGAGGGGAATGGAATTTACCGCAATTATCATAACCCTCAAGCTGTTGCGTTAAAAAATCTCTATGGGCAAATCGGTAACTATGTTGATTATGTTAGTTACGATGCTGCAAAAAATGAGATATCACCGCCAAATGGCACTTCTTATACTGCATCAGAAATTTCTATCAAACGTGTTCCTGATGGGCTGTGTCGAGTGAGTAATTCATTGGTTAAGACTATCGAATATAATGGAAATGCAGGCGGTGTAATGAAGTTCACCTATCGTGAATTTGCAAACGATATGGCTCGTGCAGCATTTACAACAGATTTTTCTGTAGATTCTAAGGGAAGTGATGTTATCGCTTACAAAGGTGCCAAGTTCAAAGTGAACAAGGCTGATAACTCGTCTATTTCTTATACAATTATTTCTGGCTTTGACAAGGCTGTCACGTTCTAGGTTTCACGCTTACTGAGTATGTTACGATTTTGCACATTCTGCATAAACGCGCATGTCTATGCTGCATGAGATCGCATGATCGTTTGAGGATCTTTTGTGTTAAGGCCCGCCAGTTCTGGCGGGCTTTTGCGTAGATCATGCAGGTGCATGAAAACCACTACATAAAGCGGGCAGGCGTGGCGGGGATACGAGCGCGCGCTTATTACTTTGATAGTACTCGGGTTATAATATGGATGACTATCTATCTCGGAGAATGTACATGTCATTAGACTATATTAAAGAACAGTTGTCAGACTTTATTTCATCTGCAGAACCTGAGGTAATGGCTATTCAGGGTGAGTGGGGGATTGGGAAAACCTATACTTGGAATGCTTTCTTAAAGGAAAATAAAAATAAGATTGCATTTAATAGATATAGTTACGTCTCTCTTTTTGGTGTTAATTCATTGGACGCATTAAAATACTCCATCTTTGAAAATACAATTACGAAAGATTTCATTGGAAACAAACCTAATTTAAAAACAGCAACACAAAATGCAAAGGGGCTTCTTGAATCCTGCACTAGAAAGACCGCTCGTGTGTTAAAAGATACACCTTTTTTGAAAAATTTCACTACGACACTTGAGTCAATGTCATTTATGTCAATTACTAATGTTATTGTAGTCATAGATGACTTAGAAAGACGTGGTAAAAATTTAGAAGTGAAAGATGTCTTAGGGTTGGTTTCTTTATTGAAAGAACAAAAAAATTGTAAGGTGGTTCTTTTACTTAATAACGGGACAAGTGGTATGGATGACTACTCCACTTATAAAGAAAAGGTTATTGATAGAGAGATTACCTATAATCCTACTCCAGAAGAATGTGCAGTTATAGCATATAAAAATAATTCTGATGTTCATAAATTATTAAGCAAATACTCCATTTCCCTGGGTATTAAGAATATTAGGATACTGAAAAAAATAGAGCGGTTTTTGCTAGCCTTGTTACCTGGCATTAACGTTAATTTTGAAAAAATTGCAAATGAAGTCGCACACTCCTTAACTTTGTATTGTTGGAGTCATTACGCATTTACTCCAGATGGAGATGTACCATCATTGGAGTATATTAGAAATATGAGAAATATCTATATGCGTGATGAAAAAGAGGATGGAAAAGAAAAAAAATGGCTTAATACTTTGCTTATATATGATTATAAAAAAACAAACGAACTTGATGAAGTCCTTATAGACATGGTAAGGCATGGATATATTGATATGAACAATTTCCAAAGGCAAGTAAGTCTAAGGAATGATGAACTTATCCGTGATAGTAAGCGAGGTTCACTGTTTGAAGCATGGAAGCTTTTCTATAATTCATTTGAAGATAACCGAAATCAGGTTATTGATAATCTATATCAAGCGGTGGTTGGTGGGATAGAGTATGTAACTCCAAGTGACTTGGATAGTGTTGTCGGACTGTATAGAGATTTAGGTGAAAATATTAAAGCAAGTGAATTAATAAGTAAATTTATTAATTACGGCAATGATGCTCTTAAGGAATATGTTCAATCTATTTACATGAATGTTCATCCTATAAAAGATGCTGAGTTAAAGTCAAAAATCCAAGATTATTCTACTACTTTAAATCTGGATGGTTCTATAAAGGATGTTCTAATAAAATTATCAAGTCAGAATGGTTGGTCTGATAGGCACGAGGAAATATTGGATGCTGCCTCAGAGGATGACTACTATGATTTATTTAAAAAAGTCATTCTTGATGGTGGTGATTCAATAATAGCTACTGCTCTTAAGTTTGGTGGGTATAGCAATGGTTCAGAAAGAATGAAACGCATCGGAGAAAAGGCGAGAAATGCTTTGATAAGAATTGGAAATGAGTCGAGCATTAATAAAATACGTGTTAGACGGTATTTGTAATTTGGGAGGGGGATTTTCATCCCCCACACATTTTATCTAATTCAATGAATAATCTTTGAAGGCTATTATTTTTTTCTTTAGCCAAATATTAATTTCTACAAGTCTTTTTTGTAAAGGAGTTAACTCATTTCGCACAAAAACGCAACTGGCTTTTTCTATATCCCCAAACCCCCCAACATTGTTTGGCATTATCCCCATCATCTGCGGCGGCACACGATGCGCCGCCATCATGTCATCCCGACTTACGTTCTTGATGTTAAGAAATTCATCCTTCGCCGCGACTTCTGACAATGGGATGATCTGAAGCCCGTCTTTTTTGCCGTTAGGCGAGTACATAAACAGGTTGCGGAAGTTGCCTGGACCTTTGGCACTTTTCATCGCGTTGCGGAGGTTGTTCACATCCTCCTGATTCTGCGCGGCGTCGGTCATGTACATGATGAAGCCTGCATGACTGCCGTTGATGTAATACTTACGGCGGAACAGCGTGGCGGACTCGTTGAGCAGGGCGGATGGAATGGCAGAAAGATAGCCGGGCAGGCCGTAGATCTCCTGGTTGATGTCCGGTTCCATCAGATGAAAAATGCTGCCTTTCGTGAACTGATACGGCTGGGTTGTCATACCGTATTGCACAAACCAGTAGGTATCCAGGTCTAACCCACGTCGGGTGTATTTTGCCAGAGCAGGCTCAAGGGCGATAACTTCACCGAACCGGTTCGTGCGTTTCTCCAGGTAAGCGTTACCAAATACCAGATAGTCCTGCACAAAACGTGAAAAAGCCTGCTGGCTGAGCAGCGGGTGGGGGATGTAGGTACTGGTCAGAATGTTGCATTTCACCGCAATTGGTGAACTGTGATGCACGGCGGCGCGGAAGGTGCGCGCCAGTCCGTCAAAGCTTACTGGCGGCTCATACCAGCGATCTGTTTGTACGCATTCCACATAGTCCAGTAGTTCGCGGCGGTCCAGAACAGGAACGGGATCACCGAAGCTGAATGCTTCGGCTGTAGTTTGACTTTTATGCTGGATCTGGTTCGTCGACGCAGCGCGGTTCTTCTTACTCTTTCCCATCAAAAAATCTCCACAATATTACTGGTATTGGCGGACTCGCCCTGCAGTGGTTCGTTAAACAGTGCGTGCATTGTTGCCCAGGCCAGATCGGCGTGGCTGGCTTCTTCGCTGCGGCTGGCTTCATAGGTTGGGCGGTTGCCACTGGCGGTGGTTGCGCGACGGATTGCCATGAATGACTGCGCAATGTCGGTGTGCCCGGCGTCAAACTCCAGACGGCGGTGGCTGATAATGTCGTAGGCCTTGAGTACCAGGGCGTTTTTAACGTTGGGGTTGTAGACAAACTCCCGGACGGCAGGAAAGAACGCTTTCACGTTCTCGTAAACCCCGTGACCAACGCCGGTTGAGTCGATTCCGATATAAGTCACGTTGTACTGTTCGGTAAGTTTTTTGATGGCGTCAGCCTGGGCGCGGAAGTCCATCCCGCGCCACTGGTGACGCTCAAGAATGCGGAACTTACCACCCGGCACGGCTGGCGGTGCCACCACTACGCATCCGGCGCTGTCGCCGTTTTGCGTACCTTTTGCCGGGTCATAACCGATCCACACTTCGCGCCAGCCAAACGGGCGCAGCGCCAGTGCATGAAAGTCGGTCCAGACTTCCCAACTGTCCACCATGCACGCCTGCAGCTCGCTGAGCGGAAACACGGACGCGAGATCGTCCACAAACTCGCACATCAGCAGGTTCTGGTATTCGTCTGGGCTGTACTCCATGCGTAGCTGGTCGAGGTCGAACAGGTTACAGCCGCCGCGCACCGCATCTTCCACGGTGACTATCTGGCGGTATTGCCCGTCTGCGCACAGCAGGCCGGGGGCCAGATTGCTGTGGGACAGGTCGATGTCCACCTTATCGGTTTTGTTGCGCCCACGGTTAAACAGCGCACCGGACCAGAACGGATAAGCACTGTGTGTCAGGCTGGATGGCGTGGAAAAATAGGTTTGTCGCCATTTTTTGTGAATAGCCATACCGGAAGCCACCTTGCGCAGCTCCTGGAATTTCGGTATCCAGAAATATTCATCCAGATACAGGTTGCCGTGGTAACTCTGGGCCGTGCGGGCATTGGTGCCGAGGAAGTAAAGCGTGGCCCCGTTGGGAAGCACCATCGGATCGCCTTTCAGCTCCACCTCCACTTCTTTGGCGAAGTCGATGATGTACTGTTTAAAGACGTGGGCCTGTGCCTTACTGGCGGAAAGGAAAATCTGGTTACGTCCGGTAAGCAGGGCGTCAATCAGGGCTTCACGGGCAAAGTAAAAGGTCGCGCCGATCTGGCGTGACTTCAGCAGGTTGCGGATGCGGTTGGTTTTTCCGGCTTCCCACCAGTGGCGCTGGTAGTTGAACATGGAGGAATGGAAGATTTCTTCCAGCTTCTCAATCTGTTCATCGGTGAAAACGTTCTTTTCCGGCTGACGACGCGGGCCTTTGTTGCGGTTGGCGACGTTAGGGTTTAAGTCGGCTTCGTTGCCGCCATTGTTAAACTTGCCGATCCGCGCGTGGCGCTCCGACTGGCGCGCCAGCAGGTCAATCTCTTTGAAATCTTTCCCTTCTTTGTGCTCCTTCATAATGAGCTGGCAGTAGCGTGCGGCGGTGGTGAGCTGCATCTGATCCAGCGGCCCATAGTCACCCCACTTGTCGCGTTTTTTCCAGCTGTGAACGGTTGCAACTTTCTCGCCCAGCATTTCAGCAATGCGGGCTACGCGGTATCCCTGAAAGTACAGCAGCATGGCCTGCCGACGGGGATCGAGATCTGCGGGTGTCAGTGTGGTGTTCATGGAACAAACCTACAGCCTTGAATGAAGGCTTTCCCCGCCTGCGGTTTGTGTGGTTGTCGGTACAAATACCGCTCATTGTTTCACTGCCCCCATCACCGCAACCATAAGGCTCCAGTAAGTTTTTTCTAACGGAGCACGGCTCATGACAGTGAAAGCAAAGCGTTTTCGCATCGGGGTGGAAGGTGCCACCACCGACGGACGCGAAATCCAGCGTGAATGGCTGGAACAGATGGCAGCCAGCTACAACCCGGCGGTGTATACCGCGCTGATTAACCTTGAGCACATCAAGTCTTATCTGCCGGACAGCACCTTTAACCGCTACGGCAAGGTGACGGCGCTGTTTGCTGAAGAAATCACGGAAGGTCCGCTGGCAGGCAAGATGGCGCTGTATGCCGACGTTGAGCCAACGGAGTCCCTGGTGGAACTGGTGAAAAAAGGCCAGAAATTATTCACCTCTATGGAAGTCAGCCCGAAGTTCGCTGATACGGGCAAAGCCTACCTGGTCGGCCTGGCTGCCACTGATGACCCTGCCAGTCTGGGTACGGAAATGCTGACATTCAGCGCCAGTGCAGCCCATAACCCGCTGGCAAACCGCAAGCAGAATCCTGCCAATCTCTTTACCGCTGCAGAGGAAACGGTGATCGAACTGGAAGAAATCCAGGACGACAAACCGTCCCTGTTTGCCCGCGTCACGGCGCTGTTTACCAAAAAAGAGCAGTCCGATGACGCCCGGTTCTCTGATGTGCATAAGGCCGTGGAGCTGGTCGCCACTGAGCAGCAGAACCTGAGCGCACACACCGAAAAATCCCTGTCTGAGCAGGAAGAACGTCTGTCTGAGCTGGAGACTGCCCTGCAGGCACAGCAGACCGCCTTTAACGAACTGGTGGACAAGCTGAGTCATGAAGACAGCCGCCAGGACTACCGCCAGCGTGCAACAGGCGGTAACGCCCCCGCTGACACTCTGACCAATTGCTGATGGAGCACAAAACCCGATGAAGAAGAATACCCGCTTTGCTTTTAACGCTTACCTGCAGCAGCTGGCGCGTCTGAATGGTGTGGCAGTTGAAGAACTGTCCAGCAAATTCACTGTGGAGCCGTCTGTGCAGCAGACGCTGGAAGACCAGATCCAGCAGTCCGCCGCTTTCCTGACGCTGATTAACGTCACGCCAGTGACTGAGCAGTCCGGTCAGCTGCTGGGGCTGGGTGTTGGCAGCACCATTGCCGGAACCACTGACACCACTGCGAAAGAGCGTGAACCTGTCGATCCGACGCTGATGGTCGATGTGGAATATAAATGCGAGCAGACCAACTTTGACACGGTGCTGACCTACGCGAAGCTGGACCTGTGGGCGAAGTTTCAGGATTTCCAGGTGCGTATCCGTGACGCCATCGTGAAACGTCAGGCACTGGACCGCATCATGATCGGCTTTAACGGCGTGAAGCGTGCGAAAACCTCCAACCGTAGTGAAAACCCGCTGCTGCAGGATGTGAACAAAGGCTGGCTGCAGAAAATCCGTGAGGATGCACCGGATCACGTCATGGGCAGCACCACCACGGGCGGCGAAACCACACCGGGTGCGGTGAAAGTCGGGAAAGGTGGCGAATATGCCAACCTGGACGCTGTGGTGATGGATGCGGTCAATGAGCTTATCGACGTGGTCTACCAGGACGACGACGATCTGGTGGTGATTTGCGGTCGTGAACTGCTGTCTGACAAGTATTTCCCGCTGGTCAACAAAGAGCAGGAAAACAGTGAAAAACTGGCAGCCGATATGATTATCAGTCAGAAACGCATGGGCGGTCTGCAGGCCGTGCGTGCGCCGTTCTTCCCGCCGAATGCGCTGCTGATCACCCGTCTGGATAACTTGTCCATCTACTGGCAGGAAGACACCCGCCGCCGTTCAGTTATCGACAACCCGAAACGTGACCGGATTGAAAACTTTGAATCTGTTAACGAAGCCTATGTGGTTGAGGACTACCGCTGCGCTGCACTGGTGGAAAACATCCAGATTGGCGATTTCAGCGCCGCCGCAGCAGAAGCCGGAGCGTAACCCATGAGCCTGAGTCCCGCACGGCAGCATCGCCTGCGCGTTCAGGCTGAACAGGCCGCCCGTGAGGGCGGCAGCGTTCGCCACGCGTCGGGCTATGACCTGATGCTGCTGCAACTGGCGGAAGACCGCCGCCGTCTCAAGGGCGTTCAGTCCACGGTCAAAAAAGCGGAAATCAAGGTGGAACTGCTGCCGAAATACGCCGCCTGGGCAGAGGGGGTCCTGGCTGGCGGAGGCGCGCAACAGGATGACGTGCTGATGTACGTGATGCTGTGGCGCATTGATGCCGGAGATTATGCCGGGGCGCTGGAGATCGGGCGTCACGCCCTGCGTCATGGCTGGGTGATGCCGTTGGGTAACCGCAACGTGCAGACCGTGCTGGCAGAGGAAATGGCAGACGCGGCGCAGAGCGCAATGCTTGCCGCCACCGGCTTTGATGCTGATCTGTTGCTGCAGACGCTGGAGCTGACAGACGGTCTGGATATGCCGGACCAGTCACGGGCACGTCTGCATAAAGCGATTGGCGCTGTCCTGAGTGAAAGCAATCCGGCTTCCGCCCTTAATCATCTCAACCATGCGTTACAGCTCGATCCCCGCTGTGGCGTGAAAAAAGACAAACAGCAGCTGGAGCGCAGACTGCGCAATGACAGCCGCTGACAGAACGTGCCCCCGCGCACGGGCGGCACGGGGTGGCGAAAGGCACTGCCACATCAAAACCCCGTCCACCGCCCTTTATTTCAGGAGAAAGCAGCATGAAGTTTGTTGCGCCAGAACAGGCACCGGAACAGGCGGAAATCATCAGAAATACGCCGTTCTGGCCTGATGTGGACCTGTCGGAGTTTCGCAGCGTGATGCGCACTGACGGCACGGTGACGCAGCCGCGTTTAAAGCAGGTTGCGCTGTCGGCAATTTCGGAGGTCAACGCAGAGCTGTATGAGTTTCGCAGACGCCAGCAGATGCTGGGGTATGCCTCGCTGGCAGAGGTTCCGGCGGAACAGCTGGACGGCAAAAGTGAGCGCATTCAGCACTATTTCAACGCGGTTTACTGCTGGGCACGCGCCATGCTCAACGAACGTTACCAGGACTATGACGCCACGGCGTCCGGTGTGAAGCGGGGCGAGGAACTGGCGGAAGCAAGCGGTGATTTGTGGCGTGACGCCCGCTGGGCCATCAGCCGGGTGCAGGATGCGCCGCACTGCACAGTGGAGCTTATCTGATGAAAGTGCGTGCGCATCAGTATGACACGGTGGACGCGCTTTGCTGGCGTCATTACGGGCGCACGCAGGGTGTCACGGAGCAGGTACTGAAGGCAAATCCGGGGCTTGCCGAATATGGCCCCTTTTTACCTCACGGGCTGCAGGTGGAGCTGCCGGACATTCCGACCACCACCACCGTGCAGACCGTCCAGCTATGGGACTGAATTATGACGCTTGAGCGAATCAGCGCCTTTATCACGTACTGCATCGCCGTTGTGCTGGCCTGGCTGGGCGATTTGTCCATCAAGGATGCCTCAACGCTGGGCGGCCTGATGATTGGTGTGCTGATGCTGGCTATCAACTGGTACTACAAACACAAAGCCTACCAGCTTCTGCGCGACGGGCAGATCTCGCGGGAGGACTATGAATCCATCAATCGTTAAACGCTGCCTTGTCGGGGCCGTGCTGGCTATTGCTGCCACGCTGCCGGGGTTTCAGCAGCTTCACACCTCCGTGGAGGGGCTGAAACTGATTGCCGATTACGAAGGCTGTCGTCTGCAGCCGTATCAGTGCAGCGCGGGCGTCTGGACCGACGGCATTGGTAACACGTCAGGCGTCATTCCCGGCAAAACCATTACGGAACGACAGGCAGCAGAAGGACTGATTTCCAACGTGCTGCGTGTGGAGCGAGCGCTGGAAAGGTGTGTGAAACAACAGCCGCCGCAGAAGGTATATGACGCTGCGGTGTCGTTTGCCTTCAACGTGGGAACGGGCAATGCCTGCAGTTCCACGCTGGTGAAATTACTCAATCAGCGGCGCTGGGCGGATGCGTGCCGACAGTTGCCGCGCTGGGTTTATGTGAAAGGTGTGTTTAATCAGGGGCTGGATAACCGCCGTGCGCGGGAGATGGCCTGGTGTTTACAGGGAGCAAACTGAAATGAAAAAGAAATTAATCAGCGGGCTGTTTCTGATGTTATGGATGGCGCTGTTAATCGCAGCAATGGTGTATCCGCAGGGGATTTTTCCGGTACTGGCAGCGTCCGGCGTTTGGGTAGCCTGTTTACTGACATGGGCGGTAATTCCGGTAGCACTGGCTGCGTTAATTAAGAATGGCCCGCTCTGGCAGGAGTTGAGGGCATCTTTGCTGAAGACCATTACCCGAAAAGAAAACGTATTTATCAGCTGGGTGATGCGATTGCTGATTGTCGTAAGTCTCGCCTGGACGGGGTGGGCTATTACCCTGGTCTTTTATCTACTGACCGTTATTGCCTTCTGGATCACCCGTAATCAGATGGCGCAACAGGTAGCAGCATGAACCGGTTGCTGCTGGTTATGCTGGCGTTATTACTGGCGGCGCTGGGCTGGCAGACGTGGCGGCTGGCTGACGCCAGCCAGACCATCAGCACGCAGGCAGACGAGCTGCAGAGCAAAAGCCAGGCACTGGCAAAGAGCAACAGCCAGCTTATCAGCCTGTCCATTCTGACTGAAACCAATAACCGGGAGCAGGCGCGGCTCTATGCCGAAGCAGAACAGACCAGCGCGCTGCTGAGATAACGACAACACCGGATAGAGGAACTGAAACGTGAGAACGAGGATTTACGCCGCTGGGCTGATACTCCTTTGCCTGCTGACATTATCCGGCTGCGGGAACGTCCGACGCTCACCGGAGGTGCAGCTTACCGTCAGTGGTTGTCCGCGAGTGACGCCGTGTCGGCTGGATCAAGCAGCGCCGCGCACTAACGGTGATCTGAACGCGTTGCTGGATGAAACGGAGGCCGCCTGGGCGGTCTGTGCAGACAAAGTGGACATGATTATTGCGTGTCAGGAGCGAAACAGTGAACAAACCACAATCCCTGCGCCACGCCCTCAATAAAGCGGTGCCTTATGTCCGCAATAACCCGGACAAACTGCATCTGTTTGTGGATAACGGTTCGCTGGTTGCCACGGGGGCCGGCTCCATGTCATGGGAGTACCGTTACACCCTGAACGCGGTGATTGAGGATTTCAGCGGGGACCAGAATCTGCTGATGGCCCCGGTTTTGCTGTGGCTGCGGGATAACCAGCCCGATGCCATCAATAATCCGGCGTTACGGGAAAAACTATTCACCTTTGAGGTGGATATTCTGCGCAACGATGTCTGTGATATCAGCCTTAACCTGCAACTGACGGAGCGTGTGCTGGTCAGCACTGACGGCAGTGTGTCGAGCGTTGAAGCTGTAGCAGAACCCGATGAACCTGAAGAAATGTGGACGGTGAAACGTGGCTGAACTGCAGAAAGTGGACGACTGGCTGAGTGCCTTGCTGGCGAATCTGGAGCCAGCCGCCAGAAGTCGCATGATGCGCCAGCTGGCGCAGGAACTGCGCCGGACACAGCAGCAGAACATCAGGATGCAGCGCAACCCTGACGGCAGCAGCTATGAACCGCGACGGGTAACAGCACGCAGTAAAAAAGGCCGCATCAAACGTCAGATGTTTGCAAAGCTGCGCACCACAAAATACCTGAAAACTGCCGCCAGCGCCGACTCTGCCAGCGTACAGTTTGAAGGCAAGGTGCAGCGTATTGCCCGTGTTCACCATTACGGCCTGCGTGATCGCGTCAGTCGCAAAGGACCGGAGGTCCGTTACGCAGAGCGCCGCCTGCTGGGTGTAAATGATGATGTTGAGGCAATGACCCGCGACATGATTCTGCAATGGCTGGCGGAGTGATCTTTGTATCAGCACTGATACAAGTTGCAGCACTGCCGCCTTTCTTCCCCTGATGGCAACCTTTCCCTATGAACGCACAATTAACCGAAATCATGCGCCTTATCACCAACCTGATCCGCACTGGGGTAGTCACCGAAGTGGACAGGGAAAACTGGCTTTGCCGGGTGAAAACGGGCGAGCTTGAAACCAACTGGATCAGCTGGCTGACGCTGCGTGCCGGGAATGCCCGCACATGGTGGCGACCATCGGAAGGTGAGCAGGTGGTGCTGCTGAGTCTGGGCGGCAATCTGGAAACCGCCTTTGCGTTACCCGCCATCTATTCGAATCAGTTCGCGCCACCGTCGACGTCGGCGGACGCCTGCGTGACAGAACATCCAGACGGTGGCTGGTTTGAATACGAACCCGCCACCGGGCGCTGGTATGTCAGGGGCATCAAATCAATGGTCATTGAGGCCGCTGACAACATCACCATGAAAACCAGTGAGTTTGTACTGGAGGCTGACCGCACGCGCATTAACAGCGAAGTGGTGATCAATGGTGGCGTTACCCAGGGCGGCGGAGCGATGAGTTCTAACGGGATCGTGGTTGATGCGCATCAGCATACTGGCGTCCTGAAAGGCGGCGATACAACCGGAGGCCCGGTATGACGCTTTATAGCGGGATGAACAATACCAGCGGCAAAGTCATTACTGATATTGACCATCTGCGCCAGTCGGTGCGGGACATTCTGCTGACGCCACAGGGTAGCCGCATTGCCCGTCGGGAATATGGTTCCCTGCTGTCGGCACTGATAGACCAGCCACAAAATCCGGCATTACGCCTGCAGGTCATGTCGGCAGTGTATGTGGCGCTGAGTCGCTGGGAGCCACGGCTGACGCTTGATTCCATCACCATCAACAGCAACTTTGACGGTTCTATGGTGGTGGAGCTGACCGGGCGGCGTAATAACGGTGTGCCTGTTTCCCTTTCCGTATCAACAGGAGCAGAGAATGGCAGTGATTGACCTTTCGCAGTTGCCTGCGCCGCAGATTGTGGATGTGCCGGACTTTGAGACGCTGCTTGCCGAACGCAAGGCCGAATTTGTGGCGCTTCATCCGAAAGATGAGCAGGAAGCAGTGATCCGCACGCTGGAACTGGAATCTGAACCCGTCACCAAATTGCTGCAGGAGAACGCTTACCGTGAGTTGCTTCTGCGCCAGCGCATTAACGAAGCCGCGCAGGCTGTGATGGTGGCTTACGCGATGGGCAGCGATCTTGACCAGCTCGCTGCCAACTACAACGTGAAACGCCTGACGGTGACGCCTGCTGATAATGACGCTGTGCCGCCCGTTGCAGCTGTGATGGAAAGCGATGAAGCGTTACGCCTGCGTGTGCCTGCAGCCTTTGAAGGGCTTTCAGTTGCGGGGCCAACTGCAGCTTATGAATTTCATGCCCGAAGCGCCGACGGCCGGGTGGCGGATGCCAGTGCAACCAGCCCGGCACCTGCAGAGGTGGTGCTGACTGTCCTTAGCCGCGAAGGCGATGGAACTGCAGAAAAAGACCTGCTGGACATGGTGGAAAAAGCTCTGAACAGTGAGAACGTCCGCCCGGTGGCTGACCGTCTTACGGTTCGCAGCGCAGAAATCATCCCGTACCGTGTGGAAGCCACCATTTTTCTTTATCCGGGACCGGAAGCAGAGCCGGTAATGGCAGCGGCAAAAGTCAGCCTGCAGAGGTACATCGCCAGTCAGACGCGGCTCGGTCGGGATATTCGCCGTAGTGCTATTTTTGCCGCGCTGCATGTTGAGGGTGTTCAACGTGTGGAACTGGCTTCTCCGCTGGCGGATGTGGTTCTGAACAAAACACAGGCGGCATCATGTACGCAGTGGAGCGTAACCAACGGAGGAACGGATGAATAGTCTGCTGCCTCCGGGTTCAACACCACTGGAGCGCCGACTGGCGCAAACCTGCAGCGGGATTTCTGATCTGCAAGTGCCGCTGCGTGACTTGTGGAATCCGGCAACCTGTCCGGTCAGTTTCCTGCCTTACCTTGCCTGGGCGTTCTCTGTGGATCGCTGGGACGAGGGCTGGACAGAAAGCGTCAAGCGCCAGGTGGTGAAGGATGCTTTTTATATTCATCAGCATAAAGGGACCACCAGTGCCGTGCGGCGGGTGGTGGAGCCGTTCGGCTTTCTGATCCGCATTATTGAGTGGTGGCAGACCGGAGAAACACCGGGCACGTTTCGCCTGGATATCGGCGTGCAGGACCAGGGCATCACTGAAGATACCTATCTGGAACTTGAGCGACTGATAAGCGATGCCAAACCATGTAGCCGTCACATGATCGGCATGTCCATCAACCTGCAGACCAGCGGCCCGCATTGGGTGGGAGCCGCCAGCTATCTTGGCGAAGAAATCACGATCTATCCGTATATCAACGAAACAATTATTTCCGGCGGCACCGCGCATGAAGGCGGGGCGGTCCATGTTATTGACACAATGAGAGTGAATCCATGAGCACAAAATTTTATACCCTGCTGACGGATATTGGCGCGGCGAAACTTGCCAGTTCCGCCGCGCTCGGTGTGCCGCTAAAAATTACCCATATGGCGGTGGGCGATGGTGGCGGAGTATTGCCAACGCCGGACGCAAAGCAGACTGCACTGGTAAATGAGAAACGCCGGGCTGCGCTGAATATGCTCTATATCGACCCGCAGAACAGCAGCCAGATTATTGCTGAACAGGTGATCCCTGAAAACGAGGGCGGTTGGTGGATACGTGAAGTGGGCCTGTTTGATGAGTCCGGGGCATTGATTGCCGTGGGCAACTGCCCGGAAAGCTATAAGCCGCAACTGGCTGAAGGCAGCGGGCGCACCCAGACCGTGCGCATGGTGCTGATTACCAGCAGTACGGACAATATCACCCTGAAAATCGACCCTGCTGTAGTACTGGCAACTCGCAAGTATGTGGATGATAAGGCACTGGAGCTGAAGGTGTATGTGGATGACCTGATGGCAAAACACCTTGCCGCAGCGGACCCACATTCACAGTATGCGCCAAAAGCCAGCCCGATATTTACCGGAACCCCCAAAGCGCCGACGCCAGCGGCGGGGAATAATACCACGCAACTTGCGACCACCGCGTTTGTTCAGGCGGCACTGACAGCCCTGATTAATGGTGCGCCAGCCACGCTGGACACGCTGAAAGAAATAGCCGTAGCCATTAACAATGATCCGAAATTCAGTACCACCATTAATAATGCGCTGGCACTGAAAGCGCCGCTGTTGAGTCCGGAACTCACCGGAACGCCAACAGCCCCCACGGCGGCGCAGTCGGTCAACAATACACAGATTGCCACTACGGCTTTTGTGAAATCGGCGATAGCGGCAATGGTGGGTTCTGCACCTGCGGCACTGGATACACTGAACGAACTGGCGGCGGCGCTGGGGAATGACCCGAACTTTGCCACGACAATGCTTAATGCACTGGCAGGTAAACAACCGCTGGACAATACGCTGACTAATTTGAGTGGAAAGGATGTAGCTGGTCTTCTCGCATACCTTGGTTTGGGAGAA